GTATTGTTCCACTCTGAAGAATTTGTATTATATTGCAAAACATCGCCATTTCCCAATGAAGACAACGTTACATCAGTCATTTCTCCTAAAGTATTTACTGTTGATACTTGTCCATCAACATAAGTTCTTGTAGCAATAACACTTGTATCTACAGCAACATCATTTGCATTTACTGTAATACCAGTACCTGCTCCTACAGCAAACTCTCTACTAGTAGTAATATCTCCACCACCAGTTAGTCCTGCTCCCGCTGTTAAAGTAACAAAACTATGTGCTACGTGTTTATCGCTATCGTAATTATTTAAACTATCATGGTCTATTTCACTATCTACTGTGTTTACAGTAATAGCATTACCACTTCCAGTTGTTGAAACTCCTGTTCCTCCAGATACTGTTAATGATTCACTGTCAAGATCTATTGACAATGCTCCACCCGTATCTGCTTGAAAGTCTAAATCTTGTGCAGTTACTTGACTATCAACATAAGTCTTAACTGCTTTTGCAGAAGGTATAGTAGTATCTGTACCTGCTACACTTGTAATATCTATATCTAAAACTCCAGATTTTAAATTATCTACTTCTAAATTAGAAATAGCATTACTATCAGCATCTATTGTTTTATTAACTAGTGTTTGCTCTGTGTCACTAGAAAAATTTTCTGCAGATGTAATTACTACATCAGAAGAACCATTGTCTACTTTAAACTTGTTATCATCATAAAAGACTATTTTTTTATAGACGTCTTTAATCTTATTTGGACTTGTTAAACTTCCACCCATAATTATCTCCTATGTATTTTTTATTCGATCTTCATAGATCGGTTCATCTACTTTACCATCAGGTAATGGTATATTTGTAAAACTAGGCACATTAGAATCAGGAACAAGTGTATACCCTGGTTCTTCTACTTTTCCTAATGGTTGCGGAATCATTGTATAAACTGGTTCACTTACTTTGCCATTCGGTGCAGGTATATTTGTAAAAACTGCTGGATTTACCTTACCGTCTGGTTCAGGTATATCTGTAAAATTGTTATTAATATCGTCATTAAAATGTTGTATTAAATCGCTCAATGATAAATTATGATCATCGAACGATGTTAAACCAAATTGTCCCACTCTCCAAGTATTAGCCATTAGAAACTATGCTGCACTATTCTTCTTCTACCGCTTATACGGCCTCTATTAGCAAAAGTCTTACCTTCTTTAATTCCTTTTTCAAATTTAGAATCAAAATAAGGTGCCATTTGAATCATGTCTGGTTTTGTTTCATATCCCATAGATATTGCTTTGTCTACTAGATATTGATGAAACTGTGTAGGTAGTTCACTATCCTCAGACATTAATGTTGTAGTATTTAATGTTGAAGTACCAGAAGAGTCTACTCCAAAATGCAAAGCTTTCTTATGATAAAATAACGTTATAGTATGAGCAGCTGCTACGCTAGTAAATAATTCTTTATCAGATTTGCTAGCATCGTATAAGGCGATACCAATAGAATCTCTTTCTACCCAATATACGTGCTGTTTTGTTTGTCTAGAATTTAATTTTTCGTAATGTCCCATTATGTTATATCCCTATACTCTGGTCTACCTTGTAAACGTTTAATTGATTTTGTATTGCCTTCTTCGTCTTGCATATCTACAGATTTAATTTCTAATATAGAATCTTTTAATCCATAATAACGTTGATTAGCTACCGTAGTAAACTGAGTAGCTTCATCTAATATTAATGTTCTCGAACAAAATTCATCAGAAGCTTGATTTAATAATTTAATTATTTCTACATTACCAAGATCTGGATGATGTTTTTGTACTTTTTCAATCATTTCCTGTAGCTTCATTCGGTGCTCCTGTTGGTTGCATGTTCACGCTTGAAAACATATTTAAAAATTCTACGAATTGTCTAGATACTTTAAAGTATTGACTTTCGTACCATTGGTATTGACCTATATCTGCTTGTAGCTCTGCTTGATAATTACTTAAATAAGTATTTATTTTGCTTAAATACGCACTTGCTAATTCTACATCTTCATTTTCAATGTAGTCTCCTACAATATCAAACCATTTATTTTGATCTATTCTATCAGCAGGAGTACTTACAAGGCCTGCCGTTAAAGTTGTTAAATTTTTATTTGCAGTAGGTTTATCTATTTCATTCATTCTTTTATGCAATACTTGTAAAGCTGCATACAAAACTACTCCTCTAAAATATTCTTGAGGTAATCTAGTAATTGTTGCAATACTTAAACCAGTAATAGTTACTGGAGTTATATGTTTTACTACAGCTTTAATTGTAGCACTGAGTCCCGTAGGTACTACTTTCAGTCTATTTTCTTCTAAATAATACTTTGGATCTGTTACAGTAGCAAAATAGATACTATTAGAGTCTAATGCGTCGTTGCTAGCTTCATAGCTTATACGATTACAGCTTCTATATCTTCCACCATTAGAATCTAACCTGGTCACAGAAACAAGATTAACAACATTAGCTAAGTCTAATCCAGTATCATCTGTTAGCTCTGTTACATTAGTTAACCTTTCTGATAATGCAGAATTTTTAGAAATAACTCTTTGTACAAATTTATTTCCTTCATTCGCATATAGTGTAGCTTCTGCAGTAATATCTGAAATACTACCAGTAATTGCTTCTATTTCAGTTTGTAAGCTCATAGTTTCATTTTACCTTTTTTTCTTAATACATCAGCTGCACTCTCTAGTCCAGTTTCTCTGTACATTTTCTTTTGCATACCAAGTTCTTTAGCTAAATCTAAATTTTTAGAAGTATCTCTTAACTGTTTTAGAGTAGGATTAAACAAACTGTTTTTACCTCTTCTTTTACGTAAAGCTATCATATGTTTAGCTGCTCTAGTAACCATGCCCATTACTTGCCTTCTTTCTTCTTCTTTCTCTTAGATAAAAGAGCAACACCAGCACCTACGCCTAATGCAGCTGCACCGCCCATAAGTAATTTACCCATACCTCTACCCGCAGCACTATATTTAGCTACAGAACTAATAACAGTAGGTTTAATTGCTTCTGATTTTGATTTATATTTCATATCTCTCTCCTTTTATAAAGGGGGGAATATTGCATCCCCCCTTATTATTCAACTTAACTAAAGAACTGCAATACAGTGTGTGTCTCAGGTAATGAAATTTCTAGACCTGCTTCTGTAAGAATCATGTCTTTTCTTCCATCAACGTTTTGATCTTGTACATTAGTAATAATTTGTGTATCTCTTGATACGCCATTACCTACTAATGGTCTGTATGCTACGTTATTTAGATCAACCATAATAGCTGTATTTTCATACGGCCCTCTAAATAGTGGTTCCATTACAAGATTTAAGTTACCATAAATGGTACTTATTCTTGTTACGTTGTGTCCAAATGAACCCTCAACATTTTGAATGTCAAGACCACTACCAACTTGATTGTTTAACGCCATAGTGTTACCTAAGAACGAAGTACCGCCAAGTTTGTTGAAGTATGATATAACTTTTCTAGATGCTAGAACAAGTTTCTCTCCGCTGTTTCCAGACTCTGGTGAGAATACATCTTCCATTGTATCTATAAAAGTATCATAACTTGCATTAGCATAGTCAAGTGTTTTTACTTTACCATACTGTTCTACGAAAGGTACAATACCCCAAGTTCTACGAATAGGACCTGAAGCTGTTGAATCGTCGCTACCAATACCAAATAACATAGCGTGTTCAAGATCCATCTTATGTTCCATAAGTTTTTCTTGATATACTCTCATGTATTCGTTTGATAATCCACGATAACGAGTAGCAAGTGCTGTACCAGAGAATAGAGGCACACTAGTCTTAAAGATTTGTGTGTATCCTTCTCTGTTATAGAACTCGTCTCTCCAACCTTCTGGATCTTGTGAACCTTCAGCAAAAGCTGAACCAACTACTTGTCCATCTGCATCTGCTCTAAAATGTAATTTAGAAGCAGAAGCTGGTGTAATTTGTCCTGCGTTTGTTGCTGTAGCTCCATTAGAACCTGTTGGTTTGTAATTAACTCTAATAAAGTCCATTACTAATCTAGCAGCAGTATTTGTATCTACTTTTGCTGGAACAGCAGTTAACTTGTAATA